CTTCAGAGTCGCATGAGCCGCCTGGGGCAGGGGCAGCGCTACCGAGAGCTCAAAGCCGACCGTCACACTATCCGTGGCCGAAAGGTCGCCCGAGAGATTCTCGAGAGCAGCATCACCAAGGCTGGTACATATGCTGCTACCAAGGTGATGAAGCGAGCATTCGATAGCGCCGTAGAGGCAAAATACGGCAAGGATACCTCAGACAAGGTCAAGGAAGCCGTCAAGAAGGCTAAGGAAGGCTACGAGGCCGCTCAAGTCATCGCCAACGACTCTACCGTCCGCAGGGCGGCCCGAGAGTCTCGTCATGAAGCTCGTGCTGCAGCAGCCAAGGCTAAGGGTAAGACTTACACGCCACCCAAGCCCCGAGCCAAGGCCGAGATCACGACCCGACAGCAGGGTAACGTCAAGCTGATCGAGAAGAAGAAGTCTTATACACAGACCAAGCCTTCCGGTAAGCAGCGACGATACCCCCGGAACCCGGGGAGTACGACTAAGTAATGCTCTCGAACACCGCAGTACCAAAATACTACGGCCAGTTCCGAGACGCAGTCATTAGAGGAGAGATCCCCGTCTGTGAGGAGATCTCTTGCGAGATGAATAGGATCGACGCTATTATCGCCGATCCGACTTACTACTACGATGACCTCGCAGTCGAAGGGTTCATCTCCTACTGCGAGAATGAGCTGACCCTTTCCGATGGAGCCGACCTATACCTACTCGACAGTTTTAAGCTTTGGGCCGAACAGCTATTCGGGTGGTACTACTTCATAGATCGTGAGGTCTATGAGCCTTATGACGATGGTATTGGTGGACACTATGTCACTAAGACCGTCAAAAAGCGCCTGACAGTCAAGCAGTACTTGATTGTCGCTCGAGGCGCCGCTAAGTCGATGTACATGTCGCTCATCCAGAACTACTTCATGGTGATCGACACTACCACGACGCATCAGATCGCCACTGCGCCGACGATGAAGCAGGCCGAGGAAGTGATGGGTCCGTTCAGGACAGCAATCACTCGGGCCAGGGGACCGCTGTACAAGTTCCTCACCGAGGGATCACTTCAGAATACAACGGGCAACCGAGCGTTTCGTCAAAAGTTAGTGGCGACCAAAAAGGGAGTCGAGAACTTCCTAACCGGATCTCTTCTCGAGGTTCGCCCCATGTCCATCGACAAGCTGCAGGGTCTTAGGCCAAAGGTCTGTACGGTTGACGAGTGGCTATCCGGAGATGTCCGAGAGGACGTCGTCGGCGCGCTCGAACAGGGGGCGTCCAAGATTGATGACTTCGTCATTCTGGCCGTGTCTTCCGAGGGAACGATCCGAAATGCGGTAGGCGACACCATGAAAATGGAGTTGCTCAAAATCCTCAAAGGCGAATACCAAGCGCCACACATCTCTATCTGGTACTACCGTCTAGACAAGATTGAGGAAGTTGCCGACCCATCTATGTGGGTCAAGGCACAACCTAATATCGGTATTACGGTCTCCTATGAGCGGTACCAGCAGGATGTGGAGCGAATGGAACAGGCTCCGGCTGCTCGAAACGACATCCTGGCTAAGAGGTTCGGAATTCCCATGGAGGGATACACCTACTTCTTTACCTACGAGGAAACCAAACCCCACAGAAAGAATACGTTCTGGAACATGCAGTGCGCTATGGGCGCAGACCTTTCCCAGGGCGACGACTTCTGTGCGTTCACCTTCTTGTTCCCACTCCGAAATCAGGCTTTCGGCGTAAAGACGTTAGCGTACATCTCGGAGCTAACTCTCATGAAGCTTCCGGGCGCTCTTCGTATGAAGTACGATGACTTCATTCAGGAGGGCACCCTTCGAGTCATGGACGGCACAGTTCTGGACATGATGGAAGTCTATGAGGATCTGGATCAGCACATTGCAGACCAGAAATACGATGTCTCTGCGTTCGGATTTGACCCATACAACGCTAAAGAGTTCGTAACAAGGTGGGAGCAGGAGAACGGGCCATATGGTGTCGAGAAGGTGATTCAGGGTGCTCGAACAGAGTCAGTACCCCTGGGTGAGCTCAAAAAGCTTGCCGCCGAACGACTACTGATCTTTGATCAAGAACTGATGTCGTTTACCATGGGGAACTGTGTTACCCTTGAAGACACTAATGGAAACCGGAAGCTACTGAAAAAGCGCTCGGAAGAGAAGATCGACTCGGTAGCGGCTCTAATGGATGCCTTTGTGGCATACAAGTTGAACAAGGAGGCATTCGAATGAGCGAGGAGGTGAAATGGGTTTCGGTGATAGACTAAGTCACGCATGGAACGCCTTTCGTGGATCTCCGGACAAAGCGGACTATACACCTCAGTATGGAATGCAGACTTTCGGAAATCCAAGTACCTACTACCGTCCGGTAGCTGGCGATCAGACGATCGTTACCAGCATTTACAATCAGATTGCTATCGATGTCTCTAATGTGCCTATTCGCCACGTCAAGGTGGATGATAATGGTAACCTGAAGAGTTATCACAACAGCGATCTCGACGATTGTCTTTCGCTAAGCGCTAATATCGATCAGACAGGGCAGGGATTCTTCCAGGATCTAGTCCTCACGCTGTTCGAGGAAGGCGCAGTAGCGATTGTACCAGTGGATACGAATGTGAGCCCCAACATGACAGCGGGGTGGGACGTTCGGTCCATGCGAGTCGGACAGATACTCCAGTGGTTCCCGCGGCACGTTCGGGTGGAAGTCTATAACGACAACACCGGACAACGTGAGCAACTCACTCTGTCTAAAGACTTCGTGGCGGTAGTGAACAATCCGCTTTACAGCGTGATGAATGCTCCGAACTCAACTCTTCAACGGTTGACACAAAAGCTTCATCTGCTGGACGCTATCGATAGACAGTCGGGCTCGGGCAAGCTCGACATCATTATCCAGCTGCCTTACGTTGTAAAGACTGAGCTGAAGAAGCAGCAGGCGGAAGCTCGACGTAAAGCTATCGAGGATCAGCTTGCTGGTTCGCAGTACGGTATCGCCTACACAGATGGCGCCGAGCGAATCACACAGCTCAACAGGCCCTCCGAGAACAACCTCATGAGTCAGATTCAATGGCTCACTACTCAGCTGTACAACCAGCTTGGTATGACTGAGGACGTCTTCAATGGTAAGGCCGATGCTCGTCAGATGCTGAACTACCAGAACAGAACGGTTCGCCCAGTTCTAAAGGCTATCACGGATGCCATCACGAGGACGTTCCTCACCAAGACTGCTCGAACGCAGAACCAGCGAGTAATGGCCATCGAGGATCCATTCCTCAATGTCCCGCTGGAGGAAATGTCTTCGTTGGTTGACTCGGTCAAGCGGAACGAGATCGGTACCGCGAACGAGCTGCGACCTAAGTTCGGATGGCCACAAGCCAAGGACGAGGCCGCAAACCAGTTGGTGAACTCCAACATCAATCCGGCAGGGGAGCAGATGGTTCCTGGTGAAGATCCAGCTCCAGAGGTCCCCGCGTCGGATACGCCAATTTCCGAACTGATGGAGAGTAGTCAAAATGGCAGTTAACTGCGACTTTTCCGGCTACGCCACGAAGAACGATGTTCGGTGCTCGGATAACAAGGTGATCCGGCACGGGGCATTCGCGGCGTATGACGGAAAGACCGTCCCACTGGTGTGGCAGCACCAGCACAAGGACGTAGCCAATGTCCTTGGTCATGCCGATCTGGAGGTTCGAGAGGACGGGGTGTACGCTTACGCACATCTCAACCACTCGGATGCTGGACGAACCGCTCGAGAGATGGTTCGCAACGGCGACGTCAAGGCTATGAGCATCTATGCCACCCACGTCAAGGCTCGAGGCAACGATGTTGTCCACGGCGAACTTGTCGAGGTGAGCCTCGTGCTCCGTGGCGCCAATCCTGGCGCATACATCGACCAGGTCTCCATTCAGCATGGTGATGATGGCGATGAGCTCGAGGCTGTTATGTATACGGATGCTCAGATCGACTTTGTCTCGCACACCGATGATGACGAGGCGGAGGACTCTGAGGTGGAGGAGACGGAAGACGTCGAGCACGCCGAGGAGGACCCTGAGGACGCGGAGTCCGATGGGGATGGAGACGACCCCACTCTTGGGGAGATCTTCGACAGCATGACCGAGGAGCAGAAGACGGCGGTCTACGCCATCGTCGGACAGCTGGTTGATGCTGAGGATGAAGAGGCGGAGACTCCGGACGAGGACACCGCTCATTCCGACACTACTACTGAGGATACTATGGCTCACCAGAATGTGTTCGAGGGCTCCAAGACCGAGGAGCTCCCCACCCTGTCGCACGCCGACGTCGAGCAGATCTTCGCCGACGCCAAGGCTTGCGGCTCGCTGAAGGACGCCGTTCTTGCTCACGCCGACCAGTACGGCATCAAGCAGATCGACACCCTCTTCCCCGACGCCAAGAACCTGTGGAATACCCCGGAGTTCATTAAGAGGAAGACCGATTGGGTCTCCTCTGTCGTCGGTGCCGCCAAGCACTCGCCCTTCTCTCGAATCAAGACCCAGTTTGCGGACATCACCGCTGACGAGGCCCGAGCCAAGGGTTACATCAAGGGCAACAAGAAGAAGGATGAGGTCTTCACCCTTCTGAAGCGTGTCACTACGCCTACCACGATCTATAAGAAGCAGCGCCTCGACCGGGACGACATCCTGGACATCACCGACTTCGACGTCGTGTCCTGGATCCGCGGCGAGATGCGAATCATGATCGAGGAGGAGCTTGGTCGTGCCGTTCTGCTGGGCGATGGTCGAGAGGCCTCCAGCGACGACAAGATCAAGGAGGAGAACATCCGCCCGATCTTCAAGGAGGACCCGCTCTACGCGCCTCGTGTGATCCTGGCCAAGCAGACCTCCACGGAGGACATGCTGGACTCGATCGTTCGGGCCATGGACGACTATGAGGGCTCCGGCAACCCCACTTGGTTCGC